TCCATCGACTTGTCTACGATACCGATCATCTTGTCCTCCTTGAGCCGGCGCCCTTCGTCGCCCGCGCTCTCAGATCGTCCTAAGCGATCTTTTTACATCATCGTCATTACTCTCTTACAAAAACAAGTACCCTGAGCCGATTTTCTGATAAATGTTTGTACAGACTAACTTTCTATACATATCCTCTATACCACATGCTAGATGACTCACCCTCATATCATCATGCGACTGGGCTATAGTGAGTCATGGTGGGTCAAGGCTGCGTCGGCATGTTCAAGGCGATAAGGTACAGCTAGTCTGTGTAGGACGTGCTGTAGGCCCGTCGTGTACGTTAACGTAGGCACGTCGTACACGTAGGCATCAAGGCTGGTGGCTGGGGGGCAGGGTAGCGGGCTGGCCCGTGCGGGGACACTGTGCCACGTGGTACCGGGCAGGGGCGTGACCCCACCCACGCGCGGGAACCCCAATACTAGTGGATATAAACTCTGTAATTAAGTATTTGGGTAAGACAAGGGGCATGTAAGAGAGGATTTGAAAAGGTGAGGTATGTATATGTGGAAAGGAATTAGAATTATTAGGTGAGGTGTAGGACGGGGTTTAGAGGAGGGGGTGCAAGTGATAGTTGGGAACAAATGCTTGACAGGGATAAGATACTAGCAGTAGGGTGAAGGAGCGTTACCGTGTTACGGCCGGGGCGATGACAGGCCGGAAAGACGGCCAATTTTGGAGGGTTGATGCCAACATACCAGGGTCGGGCGATAGTGAACGGGAAAATGATAGCGGCGACGGTGGAGCGGGATGAGGAGCCAAGCAAGGAAGAGTGGGAGGAGATACTGCTGGATGCGCAGCGGGGGGAAATGGAGGCTGCGCTGAATCCCGAGCCGCGGGAGATGTTTCAGGACGAAGCGCCGGTGTTGCGGCTAAAGGAGCCGAGGAAGAATCCCGCTCTGGACGGGCGAGAGTTCGACGGGATATCATTCCAGTGTTCAGCGTGCGGGTCGGCCTTGAAGGCGGTGTTCCAGGATGGATTCCTTCAGATAGCTCCCTGCCCGACCTGCCTGGGGGAGATGGAGAAGATCGTGGCGGCGACCGAGGTATTCCTAAAGAGGCGGACGTGAAGGAAAAGCGAAAGATGCAGCGGGAACGTCCGGAGTTCCCCGAAGACCAGGTGAAGTACTGGTCAGATGAAAAGCTCGTCGATTGCATCCGCGAAGTCAATTCTGGATTTTTTCATCGGCCCCCGGTTGAGGAGCTTATCCGTAGATTCCTAGAGAGGACGAATGCCAAATAACGGGACACCTCCGAAAGCGGAAAGGAATGAAGAGATTTACCGTCTATATTTAGAAGGTAAAGGCCCAACCTTTTTGTCGTCTGCTTATGGCGTGACTAGAAGTAAAATAAAGCTGATAGTCAGGCGAAAAGCGGTTTGGTATAAATATCACTGGAGAGACCGGCCTCCATACTATAGGAATCTCTTGGAGGAAAAATGACAATTCGTGAATTTTTTGTACGCCTTAAATTAGGTATTAAGGGAATCCGTCAATTTGAAAGACGGTATCGCATCGAGGCACTACGCACCTATCTATTTGGGACTAAGGGAGATTGATGGGGCAATCTAAAGAGGTCCAGGCTAAGAAGCCGACCAAAGGCACCCTCGTCCACAATGCCCGACCGACGGAGCTTCCGACGACCGTGGACTGGGGCGAGCAGGAGCGACTTCAAAAGAGCCTCAAGGCTGGATTCATCCCCAAGGTTGTCAGCATAAAGGAAGGATCACACTACACCCCAGACGTAGGAACCGAGCTGTGCCTACTTCGCCGCCAGGGGTACTCGGGCCGTAAGGTATGTGAACAAACGCACACCGACCCTGCCACGTTGCGGAGCTGGCTGAACGATTTCCCCGAGTTCTCCCAGGAATGGGACGAGTGCTATCGTGAATACCTTTTAGCCGTAACCGAGGAAATTGTCCCCCATACCGAGAGCATCCTTCTGACCGGAAAGTTCAACGGGAAAAAACTGTCCAAGGTTCAATTCAACCGGGTCTTGAAAATCCTAGAGCTCCATGCCAGGGAAGTTCACTGGGCCGCGGCTCGAAGAATCCCTGAATTGTACGGCGACGACGACACCGGCTCAGAATTGGTGCTAGTCCAGCCTATGAATATTCCTGAGCGGAGCATTACTCAGGCCCCGGATCAGGCCGCAAAATACGCGGAGGATGAAGATGGAACGGATAGTGGTGAGAGTCCCGACGAACCAGAGCCAGGAACAGGCGATGATGATCGGTCGGGTGGTAGTTCAGGGACTGGACAAGCTGAATCTGACGGGAGCGCGGTGTCTACGGATGTCGGACGCGACCAGGGGAGCAGTAGTCGAGTTCCTGAATCTAATAAACCACTCACGGATGAGATCGCAAGACCTGAAGGCGATAGGGGAGTCGAAGGAAACGCAGACCCCGATAGTCCTGAACAACGCCCTTGAGTTCGGCTTGGTAATGGAGGAAAGATGAGCGACGAACAGTTCCACGAGGAGATCGGCAAGAAAGACCCGAGGATGATGGACATCGTATCCGATGCCCTGAAAAATCATCCCGTCCTGGGGCCTCCGACGACCCTCGACAATTCGGAGAAAAAGGATGGCTAAACAGCGTTCTATCTGGGTCGATGGCTACGAGTGCAAGAATATCGCCGAAGCGGCTAAGGCCGCGGGCGGATGCTACTCGGGAGTCAGGTACGCTCTCAGGCACTTAGGGACGTTCAAGGGCCACATGATTACCCGACTCACGCCCGCCGAGCTCGCCCAGAAGCAAGCCGCGGAAATAGAAAAGGCCCTCGGTCGGTAAATGGCGATAAACCGCAAGCCGTACATTCCTCTCCCGACGATGATGGGGTTCCACGCCTCCGATGCGGAGATGCGGTGCCTCGTCGGGCCGGTAGGATCGGGAAAAACAACGGCTTGTATCCAAGAGATCGGCGTTCTCCTGCCCCGACATCTTGCGAACGTCTATGGCATGACGCACACCCGGTGGGCCATTATTCGCAAGACCTATCGGGAATTAATGGACACGACCTTTGCTTCGGTCCAGGATTGGATTCCATACGGCGACTGGCACGCCGCGGCCATGACCATGGTTATCAACTACCCCCCTTCGGTCGGATGCAACTATCCTCTTCACGTCGAGCTCATATTCCGGTCCTGCAACCGCCCCGAGGACATGGAGAAGTTCAAGTCGCTTGAGATAACGGGATACTGGGTGGAAGAGTCCGTTGAAGTCAACGAAGAAGTCAAGCGAATGCTCAGAGGAAGAATTGGTCGGTATCCTCAGAAATCTCCCGTGCGTTTTGGAATTGAGTCAACCAACCCATGCGACGTGGAGCATCACATTTACTGGGAGCATAACTGGGTTCCTACTGGCCCTGAATGGGAAACGTTCCGCGCGGAGCGAATAGCCGAAGCCCTCCATGATGGAAAGACCATGGATGAGGCCAATAAGCTCTACCCTAAAATCTGCGATCCGAATAAACTAGAGAGAGAAGCCGGTACAGGGAGGTTCACTCCGTGGACAGTTCCAGGCCCCAGGCCCAATGCCAAGAAGAAGCCCGTCTCGAAATACCTTGGCTGGTGGCAGCCTCCCCATGAAAATGATGCCAACCTCAAGCCTGGCTACTATGACGCCCTCATGGAGGATTACGGTTCCAATCCCGAGTGGCTTCATATGTACGTCGAAGGCAAGCCGGGTATCCGCGTGCTAGGGAAGGTGGTCTATGGTAATTTCTTGCAGACTCGCCATGTATCCAAGACTCCCCTGGAATCGAATGGCACCCCCTTGTATCTCGGGTGGGACAATTCAGGGAACTTCCCGGCCGCGGTCGTGTTGCAGATCAGAGGAGTGCTGTCGGTTCAAGTCCTGTGGGAGTTCTTCTCCGAGCGAGAAGGCATAATCGACTTCTGCCGAAAGACGCTCATGGATCTTGAGCAGATGTATCCGGGGTATACAATCGCGGCAAATTATGCCGATCCTGCTGGTGGGGGAAGATTCTCCCGCGGCACAGGAGGGTTAACGTCAAATGCGCAACTCATGTTCGAAGAGTTCGGACTCACGGTCACTCCATCAGAACAGAACCTCTATGCTCGCATTCAGTCTGTGGACCAGATGCTTGCCAGGAACGATGGAATCCTCATCGACCCCCGATGTACAAGACTCATTAACGGATTTATTGGAGGATACGTCTATCCCGAGAAAATAGGGGTAGCGAATGAGTTCCTGCAAAGCCCGATGAAAAATAGCTTCTCCCACGTCCACGATGCCCTTCAATACGCATGCGCCAAACTATACAGCGTCCGTAAACGTCAGGACGAAGAGCTCCATATGAAGCAAATCTACACGATGGATCAACTGAGGAAGGACTTGCGTGAACAAGAGGAAGAGGCTTACGATGGAGGAGACCTCAAGCGATACGACCCTAGAGATAGGTGGTAACCATGTTTTTCAAACGAAGGAGGCATACAATGTTCAAGGAAATTGAAGGGTTCGCGGAGAAAGTCGCGGAAAAGGTGAAGGCCGCTGAGGCCGAGGTCAAGGTGTACTTCGACGACATAAAGACGGGGGCTATCGATCAGCTCAAGTTCAACATCACCCACTTCGAGACGAGCCTTCTCAGTGAGGGAATTAAGCTGGACGACGAGTTCACCGCCGCCCTCGCTGTGGTCATGGCCAAGCTCGAAGCCGAAGATGCCGTGCTAAATCCCCCGAAGGCCGCTTCGTGAAGATCGAAATCGAAATCAACAAGTCGGCCAGGATCAGCTTCAGCCAGGTGCCCCGGATCAATCCTTTCGTCAGCGAACCCATCCTAGACAACAAGGGCAAGCCGACCTACGAAGACAAGTGGCTGGAAATACCGACCGCCGTTGCCCTCGCGCTGCAAGAGATTCAGGCGAGGCTCGACGGCTTCGAGAAGGTCCAGAAGGACTCTCCCCTCCCCACTGTGATCGTGAAGCACACGAGGAAACGGAATGCCGCTCCTTGAGGCTGACTTTATGGTTATCGGGTTCGGGATCGAGCGGATCCCCGGATTCGGCGATTCGGTAACGATTCGACTTGCCGGTAAATCCGGGGTAGATTCTCCCGCCGAGGCGGCCGCCGCGGAATTGCAGCAGGCAGCTTTGTACCGAGTATCCTTCGAGAAGGTGGAGTGATGGACGACGTTGCTTCTCTCATGGGATCGGCTGGCGTCAACCCGAAGATCAAGAAGGTTGGAGGGAAGTATGTCGTCGAGGGCCTGGGCGAGTTCGACACCTATCAGGATGCGGTCGATGCCCTGGACAAGAAGAGCGGGGATCAGATCAGCGGGAAGGGGCCGACCATGACATCGGGGGAATCAAGTATGGATTTTGGAGACGAACAGTCCGCCCTCGACGAGACATCAGCCATGAGCCAGCCCCAGCCCGGGTCGAAGGCCCCAGGCGCAACGTCAACCGGGCAGCCCAAGGACGCCACCCCTGAAAAGCCCGAGTGGGTCACGAAGAACGAAAAGACCCTCGGCATCGAGTACGAGTGGGATCCCATGAAGAAACAATGGCTTCCCAAGAAGGGTAAGGGGCTTATGGACAAGACCAATGCCCCCGTCGCCTCAGACAAGTCAGGAGGTATGTAATGCCGCTGAAATCCAAGGTCCAGCGTCGGTTCCTTCATGCGACCGATCCCAAGTTCGCCGAGAAGTTCGAGAAGGAAACGCCGAAGGGCAAGAAACTCCCGGAACATGTGAAGAGGAAAAAGAAGTGAGATTGCAGCCACAGCAGGTCGATATCGAGGTTACGTCCCTCTGCAACCTTCAGTGTAAGTTCTGCCCATCCCTCTGCAACGATGGGAAATCGGGCAACATGTCCTTCGCTTTCTTCAAGTCAATCGTCGACCGGATCACCTGGCAATGCACGGTCGTCGCCTGGCTGAATGGGGAACCCTTCATGAATCCCGAGTACGGGAGAATGGTCTCCTACCTCAACGAAAAGAAGCAGCGGTTTTACACCACAACCAACCTCACTATTTGGAGGGACGATGTACTTCGAGAAATCCTGCGTCCCGGAAGCTCCGCGTATCAGCTCATCGTCTCGATGGATGGCCTGTTTGGGAGCGGCAACATCGTCAAGGCTCGACCAGGTACGGACGAAGAAGTGCTCCGCACCAATATTCAACGACTCCTTGCTCTCAAGGAGGAGCTACATTCAGACGTTGACATTGCCTTCAAGATTTGCAAGCGAGGGCAAGACTGGGACGAAATCGAGCGGTATATCCAGTACTGGCTCGGGAATCCCGGTGTTGACTTTGTATGCGTCGGTGATGCGCTGGTGGGCGAGAACGACGAGTGTATGCGAACCGCTCCATGCCAGTACTCCGACCACAAGTTCATGGTGATACGGTGGGATGGAACCCTGGTCCCCTGCGCCTACAACGACAAGGTAGTCAATGATCACATGCTTTCTTACGGTGTCCTGAACGATACGGATGACCTCCTGGACGTGTACAATAACGAGACTATGACCCGGTTCAGGGAATCCCAGCGAGCAGGAGTATTTCCCAAGCCATGCGACACTTGCCCTTTCCCCTACACCGGAGTAGGCTTTCAGGGGCAGATCGAGTTCCGAGACAACCCCGGAACGATGTATTGGTTCCATAAGGACTATTACAACAGCTTTTATTCCAGGAAGAAAAACTGGAAGCCCAATTCGTACTATGGCGGCAAGGACGCCAAGGGAGAGTAGGAAGATGGCCAAGAAGCAGATCAAGAGCGAGGGGAAGCCAAAGCCAACCCCGAAGAAGGGAGCGGTCGCCAAAGCCCCGAAGCTCTAGATGACCGACCTAACTGTTACCCAAGTTGCATCGGACAACCCCATGTCCATGCAAGACCAACGTACTCTGGCCGAGGAAATCTCCAAGCGACAGAGGCGTCTGGAAGAGAAGCGCCGCCCCTTTGACGACCTCTATGATGACGTAGACGACTACGTTATCGGGCGACGGGCCAACTACGATTTGGGTAACAAGTCGGGCGACAAAATCGGCAGTAAGGTCGGTTCCAAGATTTACGACCTTACCGCCATGATGGCCCTACAGGACTTCGTAGATGGCTATCAGGGCAATTCCGCGGCTCCCACGATCAAGTGGTGGAGTCCTAACTTCCGCGAGTCCACTCCGGGCGGCAAGATGCTCAAGGGGATGCGGGAAACAAGGATATGGCTCGATGATGTTCAGAGTGCGATTGACACGGAAATCAACAATTCTAATTTCTACAGTCAACTTTCAGAAGGCACTTGGGACAGGGCCACATACGGGTATTCCACTATCTACGGCCCTGAATGGTCTGCTAGAAGGAATCGGCTCATTTACTACCTTCGCTCGCCTCGGGAAGTATTCTTTAGTCTTAATGCAGAAGGCGACCCGGACCTCTGGCATCGGAAGTTCCTAATATCGGGACGACAGATCATGGACCTTTGGCCGGATGCGCCACTCACCCCTCAGAACCTAAAGAAACTCCGCAACGACCCCTACAAAGAGTTCACCTGCATCCATGCGATCTTTCCACGAGACGAGCGGGATATCACCAAGATAACCGCGGAGAACAAAGAGTATGCCTCCGTATACATGCTCGACTCCGAGAAAACGATCCTGGAAGAATCAGGCATGGACCGGGATGAAGTCCCTACCTGCGCTCGGTGGCGCGTCACAACGGAGCCGTATCCTCGCTCGATGGCTATTGACTCGATCTTCGCCGTAATGATGCTGAACCAGATGGCCCGATCCGAGCTCAGAGCTGCACAGCTCCTCGTCGAACCACCCTACCTCGTTACCGGTACGATGAAGGGCAAGCTGAAAATACATCCTGGAGCTCTCTCCTTCCTCGACAATGCCAGTGACAAGGCCGAGCCTTTACAATTCCCATCACAACTTCAAGCCGCGATCTCCAATATGGCAGATTCCCGTGCAGCAGTGAAGGAAATGATGAAGGCTAAGATATTCTCCATGATGTCGGAAATGAAGGGGAAGATCACCGCTACCCAGGTACAAGCGATGCGAGGGGAGCAGGCGACCCTCCTTCAGCCCATCGTCACGAGGGACCAAAATGAGAATCTTATCCCGCTCATTCGAAAGACGTTCAAGGTGCTTGCAAAGGCGGGACGGCTACCGCCTCCGCCTCCTTCGCTCATGCCATTCTCGTCAACGCCCGTGGATATTGCATTTTCAGGCCCGGTTGCAATGTTCGCGAAACGGTTCCTTCAAAGCCAGAGCATCGATGCGACTGTCCCGAAAATGATGGCCATGGCAAAAGAAAATCCCGTATTTCAGCCGATGATGGACCTCATCGACGTAGACGCGCTGGGTCACTACATTCTTGACCAAGGTGGAGCTCCGCAGATAATCGTCAAGGACGACAAAATAGTTCAACAGATTCGGCAGCAGCGAGCCCAGCAGCAGCAGCAACAACAGAAGATGCAGCAGGCTCAAAACCTTGCCGAAGTTTATAGCAAGGGGAAAGATGCTCCTGAAGAGGGGTCCCCTGGCGAGGCCCTTATGGAGCAGCAATGAGTTTCACCAACGTCCTTATCAAGGAAGTCCTCCGTCGCCAAGAGGAAACAGGCAAGGTTCCCGACAAGATCATGCTGAATCCCATCACCAAGAAGATGTGGGAATCAGAGCTCAAGAGCAGAGCATCCTTCAATGATGCGCTCACTCACGGCAAAGAAATGGTCATCAACAAGATATTTGAACCGCTGACTGAAGGCCCGTTCAAGGGGCACCCAAAACCGAGCGGGTGGGAAGTGCCTATCGAAGCAGCAAACGAAGTCCCAATGGGGCAAGTATGGGTGGCAATCAATGGATTTGATATTAGTAGATCGCAGTTTGGCCGAAAAATACCAAGACACATTCTTAAAGGATGAGGTCACTAAGCAGGTATTCGAGGACTTATTGACAGATTTACACTTGTACGAGACAATAGATACAGAAGAAGAGCGGGTTTTGTACAACTTTGGGGTCAAGTTGCTGGCCAAAATGGGAATTGTTCGGGCAGTAACGAGCGACCTTACGCGGATTCCTTTGCTCGCTTCCACGGTGGCTGATGCACTGGAAAGCGGGCCGCGGGATATGAGGAGATAAAATGCTAGAATCTGACACCGGGATAGCGATCCCGGCAGAGGGGGCGCCCGCCGTTGGCGGTGTCCAGCCGGTTAGTGCTGGAAACGATGCTCCTTCGGGTACAGACGCTCCGAGGCTTCCCGGTTGGATCGGGCAGCTTACGTTGGACCAACAGGCCGAGATTAAGGCCAGAGTAACGGCGGACCCAAAAGCTGTCGACGAGCTTCCCAAGGGCCTCACCGAATTATACTCTGGGTATTCCCAGCTTAAGGCTCAATCCGTAGGCGCTCTCAAAGTTCCGGCCATGGATGCTCCGAAGGAAGCATGGGACCAGTTCTACAAAGGGCTTGGCCGTCCAGAATCCGCAGAGGGATATACCTTTGACAAACCTCAAATACCTAACGGTATGCGGTACAACGAGGCGAACGAGAAGTGGTTCCGTGGGCTCGCCTACGCGGCGGGCTTGAACAACACTCAGGCAAAAGCCGTCTTTGAGAACTGGAACAAGCAACAACTTACTGAGTTCCAGAAGCTTACCGAGGCTAGGCAGAACCAACGGGCAACCGATAAGGTTCAGGCTGAAACTTCCTTGAAGCAGCTCTACGGGGATAAGTACCCCGACAAGATGGAAAATATGCGGCAAGCGATGGTCGCACTCATGCCCGAGGGGCAGAACGGAAAACTTTTCAAGAAGATTCAGGCTAACGGCCTGGATAACGACCCCGATTTTTTGAAACTATGGATCACCATAGGGGAGAAGATCGGGCCGCCGAAAATGGTTGTCCCGCGTGGAGACGGTTCAGGTCGCGAACAGGAACGATGGTCCTCCCTCGGGACGGGCCTAAAAGGACGCGAATAGCCTGATCCTGCCGTAAAGGCCGTATAGTATGGCTGGCGGATTTACTACCGAGTATTCAATGATTGAGGTCGCCAAGAGCATAGGAGCTCAAGGCGCCGATCTTAACCTCGTGGATACCCTCTCTCAGAGAGTACCATTCCTTGAGGAAGGGTACTGGATGGAAGCTGACGACTTCCAGTCCCACCACTTCATGCAGGCTCTCACCGAGCCCGTGGGCGTGGACTCCATCATCAACCTCGGCGTGGGCTGGGACGTGTACGCACAGACCCCCGTGACCGAGATAATCCAGGGCCTAGAGGACTACTTGCGCATCGATATGCGCATCCTTTCCAAGCGCCGCAACCCACAGCAGTACCTCAAGCAGCAGGTGGACGGGTTCTGTCGAGGGCTCGTCAAGACGATCCACGACAGGATCATCTACGGCAACTACACTGCCAACGCCGCGGTCGGCGTCGGTCCGTCAACGGCAATCGGCGGCGGATCGGCGTTCCGCATCCAAGGTCTTGCGGCACGGTTCAACACCATCGGGACGAACCCCTGGTACAACGTCATCTCGAACGCCGGATCCGGCGCCAACGCGCAGTCGTCCACTTGGGCGATTGTATGGGGCCAGGACGGCGTGTTCTTCGTCTACCCGCACGGCGGGCAGGATTTCGTCAAGGTCGAGGACCTGGGCCAGCAACTCGTGTACGACTCAAACTCGAAGCCCTACACGGCCTACGTGATCCACTTCATCATCCAGTTCGGCCTCTGCGTGGCCGATCCCCGCAAGGTCCAGCGCGTGGCGAACATCACCACCACGGCCTTCTGGACCTCCACGGTCCAGCTCAAGTCGCTCGGGCAGCTCCCGGACGGCCTCGACGGCGCCGTCATCTACGTCCCCCGCTTCGTGTTCACCTACATGCAGATCGATGCTACCGGCTACGGTATCTCGAACTCTGCCAAGTTCTACACGAAGGAAGAGGTGTGGGGGCACCAGCAGTCGCTATTCCAGGGCTGTCCCATCAGGATGTGCGAGCGCATCGCCACGAACGAAGCGATCGTAAGCTAAGGCAGGAGGGAACAAAATGAGTGACAAGTTTCTAATCCTGTCGGGCAAAAGCACCTCGGCGGGAATCCAGACTCTTTCCATGGCGGCCGGCTCCGTTTCGACGGCAGGCCCGTATTCGCCCTTCGACCTCGGGTATCAGATTTCGTCCATGTACGGCCAGTCGCCATACGCGAGCGGAAACCTCAACCCCGTGGTGCCTCAGCTCGGTCAGTCGGTCAAGAAGTTCTTCTTCTTGGTCACGTGCACCAACTGGATGTCGGGCGGCTCGGCTACGTCCGGAGTCACCATCCAGCTCAATGCCAGCCTCACGGCGGCCGCGGCGCAGACTACGGTCGTCCAGACGGGCAAGATTTTCAAAGGGTATCTTTCCATCGCGGCTGCCTGGGGCCTTACGCCCATGCTAAAGGTGCCGATTCCCGAAGCCATGCTGATGAACAGGTTCATCCGCGGTGTGTTCATCACCACGGGAACGAACACGCACATCTCCATGCTCACGGAGCTCACCGAGTACTAACGGATCACCGGGGGTCGAAAGGCCCCCGGTTTTGGAGGTTACATGGAGGCGATGTCAAACCAGCCCTATGACCCGGTAGGGCATACTGGCGGCGGCGGATATTACCAAATGGCTCTTACTACAGGATTACTCGCCGTAGGACTTGCGGCTGGAGCTCCCATATTCTCTTTCCGATGGGCTCCCCTACCAAGCCCGCTCTATAAGGCGGTGGCTCGGTGCCAACTCAAGTTCTTCAAGCTTCAGTGGATGGTCATGACGGCCTTCTCGACTCCACAGCTCGTGGAGCTCGATACGTTCTGCGCCAAATCGTTCACGGCAAGCGATACGGGCGGTGTCCAGGTTCTTCCAGCTTCGGGGGATCAAAAGCGACAACAGCGATATGCTGACTCTCTTTTCGTTGGCGGGGGAGATATTCGGATTTCGCAGACGGCGGCGCTTACTGCGGGCACAAGAACGCTCGAGGCTCAGCCGTTTAGCTCGATTCCTGGATGGGCGGCAGCGGTTGGAAGTGGTCCTCCTATCCCTATCTATGAAGAGTTCAACGAGCACCACGTTCCACAGGTATTTGAACCCAACCAGGGGTTTATCGTTGCTAATAAGATTCTGACGGCGAACGCTGGGGTTATCCAGTTCTGGATTGATATCGGCTGGATGGAAGAGTACGAGAATATGCCGGCCTGGTAAAATATGGCTGGAAACACGCTCACCGACGTCCAGATTTTCAATCGTGCGCTCATGCGGATGGGCGAGTCTGTAGACAATTTCGTCACCGCCGTAGACGGTTCCGATACTTCCAAGTACGGCATCGTCGCAGGGTACGAGTACTTCCCCACGCGCAATGAGGAAATACGAGCGCACAAGTGGCTGTTCGCGGTCAAGCGTGTTGCCCTTACTCAAGCATTTCTCAACGCCATAGCGTCATGGACGAGCACTCAAGCGTCCATGACGCTCGCGGGCGTAACTATTGTTACGTTTACCGCCAATTCGGCGATAGTCGCTGGTTCTGATCTTCAGTCCCGAACTCTGCTTTCGGTATCGATACCGCCTTCGGCTTCCTGGGTAGGGCAGAATATCTCAGGAACCGGAATCGCCCCGGACACGGTGGTCCGCGGGATCAACTACCTCAACAATTCGATTATCCTTTCTCGCCCAGTTACGGCGACAAATACAGGGACCACCTTCTACCTTGTCCCGCTCCGGGTTGGCTGGATGGTCACAAGTGCCCTCGCGCCCGGCACTACCACTCCGACCTACCCCGCAGGCATAGCTACAGGTACAGTAGTCACCGCAATCTCAGTCGCAGGATCGACCGTCACGCTCACCCTGAACCTCCCAACCACAGCGAACGGGTCAAGTGTATCTATTTGTATACAAGCGCAAAACAATGTTGGGTATTGGTACATGTACAATAAACCGGCTGATGCACTACGAGACGATTACGTCTATGTGCTCCTGCCTGAGTTCATCTACCTGTGGCCGTTCTCGGTCGTACACCAAGATTTTTTCCCTTCCCGGGTCGAGGGGCAGTACATCTATACCGATCTCGATCCGAACAACGGGAACCCCTACTGTGCATACCTCGCCGAAGTCACGGATACGACTCTTTTTGACCAGCTCTTTGTTGAAGCGCTGGTCGTAAAATTAGTCTGCAAAATCTGCTTTTATGGGACTGGGGGCGACAAGCTCTATGCCGAGTTCGACGCGGTGTACCATCAAAAAATGGACGAAGCCAAGACTATGAATCTTCTGGAAATGGAGAGCGACATAGACGGAAACGTCTGGTGGACTGATCGGGAGCGATCCTGATGCCCAACATAGAAAGCCAGTTCCAGCAGCTACTCTCTGACTTCACGTATGGGGAACTGTCCCCGCGACTCTTGGGAAGATCAGAAGCCAGCGTCTACCACAAAGGCGCTCAGGTCATGCAGAACTTCGTTCCGATGCTGCAAGGCGGGTTTCGCAAGCGCACGGGGACGCTACAGATAGGGAACGTCTATAATAACAACCCCTATGTCCGACTCCGCAACATGACTATCTCGGGAAACCTCTGGTATCTGCTAGAGTTTTCTGCGGCCTCGGCTGGTGCGGCAGCCACGCTTCGGGTATGGGGCAACATGGCGACCACTCCTTCCGTGGTTCAGACCATCTCTACACCGTACCTGGGCTCGGAACTAGCGGCGATTCAATTCGGATGGGCCTATCCAGATCTCTTCATCGCCCACGGAAACCATCCTCCCTCGTTGCTCACGTATCTATCCTTGAATACGTTTTCATTCATATCGCCGATTCCGATGGTAGGGTCGGCGGCCTCGTACCTGACGGGTATATCTCTAGTCGCCGGGCAGTCCTATTTCGGGATTACAAGTGCTCAATTCCTAAATCTTCCGGGGACTGTTCTTCAGAAATTTACGGTGACGGCAAATGGGACTACGGCCCTTACGGTTGTGACTCCTAATCCTACCACCAATTTTTGGTCTCTGGTAGGGAAATACATATTCGTTACAGGGGATTCGATAGCCCGACAGGTTGCTTCAGTTACATCCAATTCGATTACGCTTTCTACAGCGACTTCGGTATCCGGAACTGTCGCGGCATATGCGGCAAATACCGGAGCTCCTGTCACGGCAATTCTTGGGGGAGTATCATTACTCCCTTCTGCGGATTATCTGTTCAGCATAACGCCGACTCAGGTCAACTTGAATGCCCCCCCGGTGGCAAACAACGGAAATGTGACAGTAGCGATATCTCAAGATATTTCGATGAACAGTCCTAATCTTCCATTCCAAGGAGCCGGGAATTATCCCTCGGCAGTTGCTTGCGCAAATCAACGGGTTTTTTGGATGAACTCGATCAATGAACCTCAAGGTGTTTGGTCATCCGTCGTTGGTATCTGGGATCAATACGGCAACATGGAAATGCAATTCTTCGAGCTCGTCACGTATCAGGTTCAAGTCATCTCGACGAACGCGGCAGGTCAGCCACTAGATTCCAGTGGCAATATAGTCACCGCCGCCGCTCAAAATACTCCCGCATATACCAATACTCCGCAAACTCAGGAGATAATCGGAGACGCAGACGGTTTCAACGGTGATATATTTTCGGACCAAAATGATGCTATCCAGTGGGCCGTTTCTGCTGCGGATATTATTATCGGGACACTTTCCGGGCAGGTCGAAGTAGACGGTTCTGCGACGGCAAATACCTATGCATTCCGTAATATTTCACGGACTGGATGCGCTCCAATTCAAGGGTACTTCATGACAGGTGGAGTTCTCTTCGTGGACCGGGCGGGGAAACGTGTTTTGCTCTTAAACTGGCAGGGATCAAATATTGAAACTCCTCCACCGGAAACGCTGTCTATATTTTCCGAGCATCTATTCGAGCAGAACGCCATCACGCAAATATCTTACGCATCGTCACCCGTTATGCGTTTGTGGTTCCTTAGAACAGATGGGACTATCGTCTGTTGCGATTACGACGCGCAATATGACGTGAAGGCGTGGTGGCAATTTGTTACTACGGGGACCGTACTAAGTATCGTTGTTGGGCCAAATGTCGCGGAGGACGATCTGTATGTTGCAGTCTCGTACAATGGTGAAGTCATGCTCGAACAGCTCACCTCCCCTTATTGGAACACAGCCAGCTATTCAGGTTCGAGCGGCGCCCAGCCTCCGGTGTTTCTGGATCATGCCGTTCAGTATTACAACGCGACTCCATTCACCGCCTTAACCGCGGGGAACGTACCGCTCCTGGCGAACTTGAACGGGCAGACGGTTGCGTGCTGGGGGGACGGGGCCTATCTCGGGACCGCCGTAGTCTCCGCGGGATCCGTAACATTGCCAATGCCCGCAGGGATCACATCGGTTCACTACGCTATCGTCGGTATGCCGTATATCAGTACAATGCAGTCGATGCCGTTTGACATAGGCGACTTGAGGGATTCTTCCCGTGGCGACAAGCAGAATACGCCTCGGGTGGCGATCACCCTACTCAACTCGCTCGACGGTTCAATCTCAGGTAAGCCAGGAGGGCAAGCACAATATGCCATCAACGCGAGCAGTCGTACGGCTTTCCCGACCCTATTTACCGGAACTAAGCGGGTTCCTGTCTCCTCGGGAATCGGTTTCGACGCGACAATCACTGTCACGTCCGCGCTCCCGCTACCTTGTACGGTAACGGCCCTTGTGCCAATGGTAGGTGATCGTGAGCGAATGTAGTGTTATTGATTTTGATCCTGAACATCTCATTGGATTCGATGACATGGAAGAGAAATATACCAAAAGAGTCGATGTTGTAAAAATAGGAGAATTTCACAAAAAACAAGGTCCTTCATATTCCTACGAAGTAAATGGAATTATTGTAATGTGCGGAGGGATACATAGATATTGGGAAGGTATGGGTGAAGCTTGGATGTGCATTAGAAACAACTATGCAGGTCCTTCTGTTCTTAAAGTTGCACGTGATCATTTAACTTTTATGATAAATAAAAATAATTTTAACCGAGTACAGGCTATTACTATCCCTGGAGGTAAATGGGCTAGAACAATGAAATTTTTGGGGTTTAATCTCGAAACATATATGAGAAAATTTGGACCTGAAGGTATAGATAAAGCTCTTTGGTCGAGGATTAAATAATGACGGCGATACTTATAGGACTTGGAGTCACTGAAGTTGGCATACAAATATATGATGCCTGGGAAGGTTCTGAGAGTGCTCAAAGTCAAGCAGATCAACAGAAGCAACAAGACCAACTCAACCAGTACAATCAAATTCAGAATATCAACGCACTCCAAACTCAACAGGCTAGGACTCTGGCTAATTATCAGTCAGAGATGCAAACGCAAGAACAGTCAGAGACGGAAGGAGAACAATCTGCCTACGCTTCGGCTTTTTCATCGATAGGAACGGCTGAAGAACAAATAGGTTCTCAACAGGTACAGGCTGCACAAGGTGCATCAGAAATTGTTTCCAATGCTGCGGCCAGAGGGATAAAGGTCGGACCGGGTGCGGTCCAAAGCGCTGGCGTGGCCGGCCAAGGTTCACAACTCTCCATGGAGCAAGGAGAAAACGGCCAAGCGGCTGTCGCTGGAACGGTAGCTAAGACGGCCGAGTCGGCCCAATCGGGAACGGATCCAGCAACCGTAGCTTCTGATTCTGCCTCTGGAATCAGTAGCTCCGGCAGTGGCTTCGGCCAAACGGGAAGCTTGACATGGGTCCCCGCTACTGCTGGAGCTACTGATTCTGCCTCTGGAATCACCGGGCAGGCTGGTTCTCAGGTGACTCCGGCAGTAGCGGCGACCCCTGCCCAGCTTTCCGTTACGCCGGGAACGACAAATATCTATGATTCTGCTTCGTCTCCTTTAGCTCAGCTCGCGGCATATGAGCGCAATGCCAACCTTCAAATAGGTCAAGAAGAATCCCAGGTAGCCGTAGCGGGGAATGCTCAACTTACAGGAATTGCCAACCAAGCGGCCACCTTCGAGACAGGCCAGCAACAACAGCTTTTGGCTGTGGAGCAGTCTCAGGAAGACACAATGGAATCGGCATATCTCGGATTATCTCAGTCAGAATCAGCGATGACTCAGAATGAAGCGTTCACTCAGCAAAATCTTTCCACCTATGATACGTCTTTGTGGCTCAATGCGTTTTCGAATATCCTCAGTACAGGTGCAACGGCATTCGATAAAATGTATAATCCTAAAACTTATACAGAATCTGAACCAGAATATGCCTATGATCTTGACACATATGCCGATATGACAGGACAGAATATGAGCTTCGATGATTATTATTCTCCTGGAGGTGGTTAATGGCTGGCCTATTTAGTGGTGCAGGACAAGACCTAGCCGCCTCAGAGGAGAACCTTGGACAGACTTTGTTCAAGGCTGGAATGACTATTTATGACAAATTAAATGATGCGGAAATGGTGTCCCAGTTCAACGTAGGACAAACTCAACTCACGAACGCCATGAATCAATTTGACTATCAGCGTTCTACTAAAGGATCATCAGACTTTCTTAATTGGCAAGATCAGAACACCAAGGCCCAGGATGAAGCGTGGTCAACGATAGAAAAGACCCTCAAGAACCAGGGGGCTAAAAATCAGCTTCACGACTGGTGGCAGTCTCAGAAGATCGAGCGGTCGAGGAAGATCGAGGGCGAAGTAATTGGGGCTCGCATCGATACGCTTCGCGGTAATTCTGATAGCAACGTCACTTCTATCCGTAAATTAAACGAACCCTATGATGTTCAGATGAGCAAAATAGGGAAACAGTATGACGATGATGTGAGAACCGGAGTAAGACTTCCTGCCGAAGCGGCTCAGTTAAAGGTTAAGGAATTTCATAATATTGAATACGAGGATTTGAAGAAAAAAGCAGTAGATAATATTATTCAGAGCGGAGGAGATATCCTCGGTGGGTTGAAATATGTAAATGACAATGCCGGGCAATACGATTATCTCAATGAAGATGATACCGGGAAGATCGCTGACTATGCCGTGAAGCAGGGTAAACTTCTTGTGGATGCCGCTAACGCCAAAACTAAAAGAGAAGATGACGCTTTATATAACGATTCAGAAGATAAGATAATTGCTCAGTTCGCTCCAAAAGAGCCAGGAGATAAACCTGTCCCATTGTTTGGCCTGAATGAAATAGACTCTCTTAAATGGGGGAATCCGGTAGCGTCGAAAACTAATGCCTCTAGTCTTACTAGCCTATTTGAAAGACTTAGCAAGGAATCTAAAGGAAGAGGATCGGGAAGTGCCAAAAGAACTGCACCGCAGGCGATTGGCTTTGCTGATTGGTATCAAAAAATCAATGATGGGTTAACAGATGAAGCCCAGGCAAAGAAAGAACTAACTGCCGATCTCACCGCTGATAAATTAACAGTACCAGACTATATAAAACTCAGGGATATGACTTCTCAGGAAACTGGCCCTCTTGGAAAGTTCAAAGCAGAGGGTGTTAGAATGCTTAAATCGGGGCTCATAAAGCCGGATGGAAGCGGTGTTTATGATGAAGATGTTCTTGGTGCTTCAATGGAATTGCTTGACGGCTACATAACCGCGAATAAAGGAACTCTTAAAGGAAACGATATAGTACACTATGCCGAGGAATTAAAGGACAAGAAAACTGCCCAGGCTATAGATGACGCGATTAAGAATCAGTTTACCACTCAAGGACTTGTTAGCCAGATTTTCAATGGGGAATACAATTCTAAAGACATGGTTCAATTCTTATCCGGTATCAAGAATACGGATAATCCTAAAGGTGTGTATGCCCCAAATGCTACTGATAAAACCATAAGACAAATGTATGAAGGAGCGAACCTTCACCTAATGAAACAACTAGCAAATAAGAATATTACTGATGGGACATTCGTTGACAATTCTGACCCTGGATTTAGCGAAATAACTAAAATAACTGGCGGGTATCCGGCGATGATATCAAAAGACGGAGGTACTCTTTATCGCATAAGATCAGACAAAGGAAAGGTTTTGATCGAAGAGACGAAGGGAAAGAATGATAAGGGATATGTATGGACTTCCGTCAACTAATAGGCGATCAATCCGCCTCCGATCAACAGACTCAACAACCTGCGACTACGGGAGTTAATTTTAATGCGCTTGTAAAAAAGGTTTCGCCCGAAGTATCTACTGAACCAACCCCTTCATTGGACGTAAGTAAATACATCGACAAGGATAAACTCGACTTTGCTCAAACGGTTTCTCCTCTTATCGGGATGTCAAAATATACTTCTTATAGCCAGTCAGAAAATGTCGCTAAAAGCTATTTTGGACACCCTGAGAAGCCGGCAAGCGCGGCTCAGAAGATCAAGAACTACGTTAAGAATACCAGCCTCGACCAGCAGATCAACCGAATTAACGGCATGTATCCCATGGGTCCACTTCCTCCCGAAGCCCAGACCCAAGTAGACGAACTCGAGGCGCAGAAGGAAGGGCAGACCCTTGAAGGCGTCCCTAAGTTTGTTGCCGATACGATATCCGGGTTCGGGACGTTCGCGGGGGAAACCGCGACCAAGGCGGGCGCGGCTGCGGGGGCTCTCTCTGAGGATTTTCAGGGCCTTGTCGCCAAAGGATTTCAGATACTTGGGGTTCAAATAAACCCCGACACGGCCGAGTATCACTTCAACATGGGGCTTCAAGAAGCCAGGGAATTCACGGCGGCAGGGATAGGCGCCTATAAGAAGGCTGCTCGGGCCGAAGGGAAAGGTGAAACTTCCTCGCTCATCGAAGCCGAAGTGCTTGACCTCGTGAACACGGCAATGCTGGCTTTCCCCGTGGGCCGCGCCAAGGACGCTCTACAGGTGGCTTTCGCCAACGTGGTAGCCAAATCGGGCCTCAAGGGAGGCCTTTTAACCGCAGGCGGGGCGGTTGCCAAGCAGACTACCTTCGCGGCGACCGCCGCAGCCTGGAATAACATGGTCGATCAGCTCGGAACGGAACTGAGCAACGTTGCCGAAAAGACCAATGTTCCCCTAAAGACCCTCCAAGAGCAAGCAAAAGAGATCGGTTTGAACACCGTCACGATGGCGGCCGGGGGCCTCGCGCTCGAGGGGGCCGGAGCCTTGATAGGAAAACTCCCTGGGATCGCTGCGAAGGCCCGAGACTTGCCCTCAGAGGCCCCAAAACGGGCCGTGGCTGCGTCCCCTGAGCAGGAGGGTGCTTCACCCCTACCCCCCGAGGCTGCGGCCGATGCGGAGGCCCAGGCCGAGGCTCAGAGGACCAAGCTGGCGAAGGAGACCCTGGCGGCTACACCCATCGGGAACCTCGACGCGCCACTTGTTCCACGTGAAACAGCTACGAGCCCTTCCATCCTATCCATGGTGGACAAAAACAAGGGCGTCCAGGGGATACGGAAGCTCCTAGCCGACGACCCCGAGAATCCAGGGCTCAAGGGGGCTCTTGCTACAGCGGAGGACCAGGCAGCCAAAGACGCGCTTGAGAAGCAGGCCGTGGCGACCGAACAAGCTCGTAAGGCGACCATAGAGGTCAGGAATAAGTACATCGAGGGGATACACAAGCTCGACCCCTCGAATATGAACAAAGACCTTGGGGATGCCGTTCGTTCGATTCAGGACAAATTCGAGCAGAAAGGTCACACGCTCAAGGCCGACAAGGGAGACGAGAAAGTAGCGGAGCTCGCCCAGGTCCACGAAGCCCTCCAGGCGGCAGGGAATGACACATCCCCCGACCTCGACCTCACCAGACTCAAGGAATTGCCAACCACAAAGCTACGAGACCTCACCATCGCCGATATTAAGACCGTGCATGATGCCGTGATGAACCTAGACCATATCCAGAGGATGCGGGACAAAGTAGGCAAGTTGGGCCAGGAAGTCGAACGATCCAAGCTCCAAGAGGAAGCCGGTATTCGCATCGCGCCGCCAAAGGTTTCCAAGTTTGGTCCTGCCACCTCAAAACGTAACCGACTTATTCGGTCTCACGCAAACGCCATCGCTTACAGCTACTCGATGAATGGTGAATGGGTGTTTGGGGGGAAAAATAACCCTCTTCATGACAAGGCTATACGTGATCCTCTTCAAGACAAGGTTGAAGTCGAACCGTTCGCCAATGATCTTGAGGCCCCCGCTCGGGCTATCCTTCAGGATAAAATGGGAATAGACCAGCGGAAGAACCCATTGAAATGGACGGAATACTGGACTAAGCCAATCACGGCGGATGGGGTTACGTTGACCAGGGGCGAAGTCATGGACAACTTCATGGACTTTCAAAGCGAGGATAACCGGGCCGCACTCATCGAGGGTGGAAGTGCCGTAAAGAGCCATGTCCTCGATGACGGAAACCCTGCCCCTGTAGAGAAGATATCTGAGGGAACCTACCAGAAATTGTTCGCGCAGTTGTCCACCGAGGACCACGAACTGATGAACGCTGTAGCTAAACAGCTCGATGTGGCCGGGGATCATCTTGACCAGTACAATCAGCGACGACATGGGTTCCCTTTGCCCCGAGAGGAAAATTATTGGCCTAAGTACGTGGTCAAGCACGACCTCTCGTACAATGACGACATCGAGGCGATCCAGAAAGCTAATCGTCAGATACCTATAGGTCCGAATGAAGCTAGGCTGACTAAGCGAATCGGATCAAAAGGTGCACTTCATACCACGGGATTCTGGGACAAGCTTCACGAATCGGCGAGCAATACCGCCCTTATCACGAAGATGGGGGAGTCAGTCAAGGCCGCATCGGACATTTTATTTGACCCGGTGATCTCGGACAAAATCGAACGATCTTACGGGAAACCGATGCTAAATCAAATGCGAAAAGACTTGGCCGAAGAGGCTGGACAAAGAGAAACGCAACAGAGCCTTGAGAAGGCGCTGGATACCATGGGTAACATCGCGGGCAACCTGCGTCTTGGAATTGTCAGTTCTGTAACGGTCCCGTTCAAGATGCTCGCTCTCGGTGTCAGGTCATGGTCCTACGGTAGTCCAAAGGCGATAGCCGAATCGATGGTTGACCTCGCCGTCCATCCTCGAAAGACAGCCCTCCGGGCGCGGCTCATGTCGAATCGGCTCGATACTGCGACTCGAAAAGGTGCGACCCTTGACCAAGCACAGATGCTTCAAAACACCGGCAAGCTCGGGAAAGCACGGGCGGTATTATCCCAAGCCCAGCGAGCAAACATGGCGCTGACTAGGGCCTCTTCTCTTCAGTCCTACGTCATGGACACGAACCTAGCCGAGCATGAGGCGACACGTCAATTTGAGCGAGCTGAGGCGGGCAAACCGTTCTCCGATAATTTCAAGTCAGCCACGGGACTCAATGAAGCTGATGTGAAAAATCTCACACCCGAGCAGAAGTTTGAGGCGGCTGGTAAATACGCTGATACGATCATTGGGGAGACGCACGCGACGAATGATCCGGGGCATATGGTAGGACTTCAAAAGTCTGCCATCGGAAGGAACATTTTCGGGAAGTTCCAGACCGAGCCGTTAAAAGGTGGAGAGCAGATTCGGCGGACTCTCATGCAGGCATACCGCAAGCCCACTATTGGGAATGTTTCACGGGCTGCATTCACTGTTACAATGTATGGTCTTATGGAGGGGGCGATATTTTACGGCCTCGACAAAGCCAAGGAGTTACTATTCGGCGCGCCAAAGAGTAAAAAAGCCGAACCTAACCTAGCGGACGAGGAGCGAAAGGCGAACCTCGCCATGGTCCCGATAGCCGGGCCGATGGTAGAAAACTTGATTGATCGACAGAAGTTTCCAAACTCTCCACAGTACGGTGCGACCGAGGGTATCGCCATGATGCCTTTAGAAACTGTGATGAATATCGTTCGGTCGATGGACCCGGACCTTACGGAGAAACAACGCCAATCGGCATCGAAAAAAATATGGTATGATCTCAAGCAGATACTTAACGTACCGACCAAGCTGATAGGTGGACCATGAGCGGCCAAAACAATAGCCAGGTTATCAAGGGTGGACTCGTTGTAGACGGTGACCTCATAGTCACCGGCAACATAAATAAAGGCTTGAATCAGGCTCAATCAAACCAGGGGCAGGCG